AATTGATGAGTTGTTTCTCTTCGATCTATAGTTAAGCCTCCAAGTGCAGAGCGTATCTTCTCGGCATTGATCGCAGACGAAAATTGACCTTCTGCCTCTGCCCCTCGACTTAAATCATGAAGACGTTTGAGTTGACCCATAAGACTAACACCATATTTCTTTTCTCTAATCTCTCGGAGTTCTTTAAGATGTTCAGTTACCAAGGGGAAATCCCGACCATTCAACAAAAGACTTGCAGTTTTATATGCTTGTCCTTCAGAATAACCTGCCCGTCTTGCACATTCGGCATTGCTATAGATGCCTTCACAAACAAGTTTACAGAATTCTTTTTGTCTATTAGTAAGAAATTTTTCTTTAGCCATGAAAATATAATAGGGTTTTTCTCATATTATTTCAATTCAAAACGAATAAAAATGTTTGCGGCTTCAGTTTGTCCTACTCAAGTGTGCCAAGTGTGCCATACAAGTGTGCCATACTATTTAAAGCCCACAAACGATTACAGAAGAATTTGTACACTTGTACACTTGTACACCTATTTTGAAAAAAATAAAAATAAAATAAAAAATTATGAGAGAAACACTATATAAAAATTAAACTGCTTGACTTTTATAAGATAATTTAGGACAATTAATAAAAACTTAGGAGTATAAAATGGAAACTTTAGATAGAAGAGTAGACATGCCTATAGAAGAAGCGATTAACAGATTAGAAAGAGTTGTTTCTGATAATTGTGAAGACCTAAGAAAAATAGATGGAGGTTATGTTTATGCAGATGAACTTATGTCGGCCTGGAAAAAAGTTTTAAACGAAACAAACATTTAATGTTTAAAGCCATGCTACTGATATGCTCCTTGGTTCATGGATCGGGAGACGAGATGAAATGTTTTGAGCTTCATGATATGGAGGCTCCCAATGGATACACTACTGAAAAGGAGTGTATGGGTAGGATACATGAGATGGTGGATTTAACGAGGAGCATAGTGCCATTTCCGTATCAAGTAAAATATAAATGTTCAAAAACAATGGAGAGGACACACAATGAAATTAGAAACGAAGAAGTTGGTTAAACAAGCAACTGCAAAAAACAAGTACCCAAAATACGATACTCAATATATGAATTACAACGAAGCAGATTCTTATTACATAGAGGTTTACACGAATGTAAAAAGAGTTATTAAGTTAGAAGCCAGAACTGAAGAGGAAGCAATTAAGAAAGCCTTGAAGAGGGAAGAGCGAAGGAAGACTAGAAACTGTTATGAGTTTGTTGATTGTGATTATAATATAGTGGAGAAAAAAGAATATGAGGCTTATAGACAAAATAATAAAGAGGTTTGAGGAGGAAGCAGTTGAGTTTGCTTCCGTGGGTATGGATGAAGAAGCGAAAGATGCAAGAAGATTGGCTTCTAAATATACAGAAATGAAATACAATGGGCACACACACTCATTAAGAATGGAGATAAATGAAAAATGGAAGAAGTAGACAAGCGTTTAGAAAATTCAAAACTTTATCAAGAAATAAAAACACATTGTGCCCCTCGTTGTCCGAGATGCCAAGGTACTTTACAGACGATGAACGTACATGGACATGAACAATGTGTCTTGTGCCATAGTATCGTGGATGATTGTTGCCAAGGATCTCAATTAAAATGAGTGACAATGTAATTAAATTTCCATATAAAGTTAAGAGAACAGGTAAACCCGTACCTTTGGTATGTGAGATAGCTGCACAACAATTTGATCAAGTTATGATTGTAGGAACAAATACTAAAGATGGATATGTTCAGATGATTACAACTATGAAAGACCCAGCCGAGGTGCTTTGGCACCTCGAGTCTGCAAAGTTTGGTATAATGAATGGACTTGAAGAGGAGGAGAATGATGAGTAAGCAGAATGGAAAAAAAGATATACACTCTAAAGTTAGAGATAACGTCATCCCTTTTCCCAAACCATCCACACCTAGCCGTAGCAGTAGCAAAGAAGATGTGGGAAGTGGGGAGAGATACACAATCTATTTCGAACCAGATTGGGACGGATGGGGAGACGATTCAGAAGATAGCAAAACTTGAAGGTTGGAAAAGAAAAGAAAGAAATTTTCTTGATGGTTGGGGTGGTTATTGGGGACCTTACCTAACAACAGAAGAAGAAAGAGAATTACCAGATTGGGATTGGAGTGGAACTGATCATCCTGATGCAGTGAAACCCGAAGAGCCATACAAAGGAAAGAGAACGACAAGACAATCAGCGAGTTCATCATTACTCAACGACATATAAGGGGACAATATGCAATTCAAATACAAGACAAAGCCTTATGCTCATCAAGAGGAGGCTTTACAAAGAAGTCACGATAAGAAAAATTTTGCATACTTTATGGAAATGGGTTGTGGCAAATCAAAAGTTTTAATTGATAACATCTATTGGCTATGGCAACAGAAACTAATTGATACGGCAATCATAGTTGCACCCAAAGGTGTATATATGAATTGGAAAAACAATGAGATACCAATTCATTTACCCGATGACATGGATCCCGATATATATTTATGGAAAGCTAGTGCAACAAGAAACGAAAAGAAAAAATTAAGCGAAGGTGTAACCAAGCGAGATAAGTTTAGAATATTATTAATGAATGTAGAGTCATTCGTTACCAAAAAAGCACCCGTGTTCCTTGAATCGTTTACCCACAGAAGTGAATTTATGTTAGCGATTGATGAGTCAACAACAATCAAAAACATGAAAGCGAAACGTACAAAAGCAATAATGAAATTTGGGGGAACTGCCAAGTATAAAAGAATACTAACGGGTTCTCCGATAACACAATCGCCTTTGGATTTATATTCACAGTGTGCTTTTCTAAATTCAAAGCTTCTTGGATATGATAGCTATTGGTCTTTCCAAGGACGATTTGCCATAGTTAAACAACAGAGAATGGGCAATCATAGTTTCAATCAAGTTGTTGGCTATAAAAATTTGGAAGAACTAACACAGAAACTAAAACTGTTTGCTCACAGAACAACCAAGAAAGAAGCCTTGGACTTACCCGATAAAATTTATACAACACGGCAAGTTGATTTAACATCAACACAAATAGATCAATACATAAGTATGAAGAAAACATCTGTCATCTTTTTAGAAGAAGGAGACATGGTTACTGCACCCGAAGTTATGACAAGACTTCTTAGACTACAACAATTGCTTTGTGGATACCTTGTGAATGATGATGGAGAGACAGTAGAACTTGCCAACAATAGAATAAAAGTAATGATGGAAGTCATTGAAGAAATGGATGGTAAAGTAATTATATGGTCAAGGTTTCGTTACGACATAAAGAAGATTAAAAATGAATTAGCTAAAACCTATGGATCGGGTGCCGTGGTCACTTATTATGGCGACACTTCCCAGGAAGATAGAGACTCGGCAATACATAACTTTCAAACAAATCCAGAAACGAGGTTCTTTGTCAGTAATGCACAAACGGGGGGCCGTGGTATAACATTAACGGCTGCCTCAAACGTAATTTATTACTCCAATGATTTTAACCTGGAGTCAAGAAAACAATCAGAAGATAGATGTCATAGAATAGGTCAACATAAACCCGTGCTTTATGTTGATTTAGTGTGCCCCAATACAGTTGATGTACACATCGTTAAGTCCTTGGTACAAAAGGATAAAATAGCAACCAAAACATTAGGAGAGGAAGTATTAGAATGGTTAAAAGTATGAGATCAGAGAAACTAACGGGAACAGCTGGAGAACTTTTTACGGCTTTTGAACTATCATTGCTCGGTGTTCATTGTGATCTCGTTAAACAAGATGGGACAGATATCATAGCAACTAAAGGGCATGGTCTTCCTATGGCTTTAAGAATAGAAGTAAAAACATCTACACATACTAATGAAAGATATAAAAAAAATACAGCTGGAGTAGGTGTTGGAAAGCAGTATAGTTTTACAACGAGTAAAGGTAGTCCTAAACGAGCTTATACAAAAGAAGATTGTGATATAATAGCATTAGTTTGCTTACCCGAGAGAAAAATACAATTTCTTCCCGTAGGTATGTGCCGTGGTGTAACTAAAAAAATACATAAAGATGCATTCATCAATGATCCAAAGATTACGGCAAGATCATGGAGGTTTGCAGTTGAGAGATGTCTTTACGAAAGCAGTTTTGCCATACAACAATGTGAGGCAAATTTAGAGCCAAGTCATCCGTTAAAAGAAGCGATATAAAAATAAATAAGAAATTATTTGACATTATATTAAATCTTAGGCATAACAATTAAAAGGGAGAATCAAATGGATTCAGAAAAATGGAAATCAGTAGCAGTACCAATTAAAACTTGGAACATGCTTAAAGAATTGTCGCAAGACAATGATCGGTCAATAGGTGGTCAAATTTCTTTTCTTACAAAGCAAGAATATTTGTGGAAAAAGAGTCAGACAAATTCTATTGACAATATACAAGCTAGGGGTTAAAACCTTAGAACCAAATACCGAAGGGTATAAACTTTAATCAAGAAGGAGAGAAAGATGAGTGATGTGTTTTCACTGTTTGAAGAAGAAGCTGCCAACCCTCAAGCATTTGACAAGGTTGGAGAAGATAGTACTAAAAGATTATCTTCACTTATAAGGCAAACTGTTGACTTAGATAAACAAGTCAAAGATGCCGAAAAATACTTGAAAGACTTACAGTACAAAAAGCGAACTATTGATGAGGAGGACATACCTTCATTAATGGAAGAGCTTGGTGTACAAAGTCTGACAGTAGATGGTAACAAAGTCTCCGTAGAAAAATTTGTATCAGCAAGAATTCCTGAAGATAAGAAGGCAGAAGCATTTAACTTTCTGCGTTCTATTGGCGAGGCTGATATA